CGCTACGAGCGCTGTTAATAAACTTCGGCAAGTAAATACAGTTTCAAAAAGATTTGATAATTCAACTGTGGATGAGGACACTGGATTAGTTGTTTCAAATCAGGCTCAATTCGCTGAAGTTCCTTACACGATTGGATTCAATCTTTCGATTGCTGCTCGTACAAACGATGATGCTCTTCAGATTCTTGAGCAAATTTTGCCATACTTCACCCCAGAGTTTTCTTTATCAATCAACTACACATCTGTTTTCAATACAAAAATTGATGTGCCGATCACGCTTACTGGTGTTTCGCCCGAGATCGAATTTGAGGGGGACACATCAGAACAAAGAAACATCATTTACAATCTTTCCTTCACTGCTCAGACCTATCTCTTCTCACCAATCAAGACAAACAAGATCATTCGAGAAACCCAAGTCACTGGATTCTTTTCTGATTTTGATGTGAACGGTGGAATCAGTGGACCAACAGGTGCGGCATTCAAGACCACCTCTTCAATCACAGGTCCATCTGGTGCAAGTTCCATGCCTCCTGACGCGACTGTGAACACTGAGATTTTTGAGTTTGGTCTGGGACTAAGTATTACTGGAGGCACACAAGATGTCTGATCCATTAGAGGATTCCCTAAACATTGATCCGGTCGAACCAGAAAAACAAGAAAAACAACTTCGTAAAAAAGTTGAAATCGATACTTCTAACTACCCCGATAGACAGAAGATGGATCAAAGAAAAGATTACACGGAAGTTCGTGACAATCTGAAAGAGGTAATTGACAACAGCAAAATCGCAATTGATGGTATTTTGAAAGTTGCTTCAGAAAGTGATAGTCCGAGAGCGTTTGAGGTTGTTTCTCAACTTTTGAAGACTTCGACTGAAGCAAACAAGGAGTTGCTTGATGTTCACAAGCAAATGAAAGATCTTGAAAAGGACGAGTCAGTGAAAAAGGTGACAAACAACGCTTTCTTTGTTGGTTCAACAAAAGAACTTCAGGACATGATTCAAAAGCAACTTCCTAAAGGTAATGTAAAGAAGATTAGATAATGTCAAAAAAACATGATGGTGAGTCGTACCTTGGCAACATGAATCTGAAGGCTGCCGGTGTTCAGACTCAGTTCACCAAGGAGCAAATCGAAGAATATGCAAAGTGCGTGGCAGATCCCATGTACTTCATTGAGAACTTTGTCAAGATTGTTTCTCTTGATGAGGGTCTTGTTCAATTCCAGCCCTACGACTACCAAAAGAAAATGATCAAAAGCATGCACAACGATCGTTTTGTGATTGCGAAACTGCCACGGCAGTCTGGAAAGTCTACGATCGTTATTTCATACTTGCTGCACTACGTTTTGTTCAATCAACAAAAAAATGTTGCAATTCTGGCAAACAAACTTGCGACTGCACGCGAACTTTTGAGTCGTCTTCAGTTGGCATACGAACACCTGCCAAAGTGGCTTCAGCAAGGTGTGATTGAATGGAACAAAGGATCGATTGAGTTAGAGAACGGATCCAAAATCCTTGCATCTTCAACGTCCTCATCCGCTGTTCGGGGTGGTTCTTTCAACATGATCTTCCTCGACGAATTTGCGTTCGTTCCCGAGAATGTGGCAGATGAGTTTTTCAGTTCTGTGTATCCCACGATCTCGGCAGGTCAGACCACAAAAGTTTTGATCATCAGCACGCCCAAGGGCTTGAACATGTATTACAAACTTTGGAAGGATGCTGAGGAGGGAAACAACTCTTACACTCCGATTGAGGTTCACTGGTCAGAGGTTCCGGGTCGAGATGAAAAGTGGAAAAAAGAAACGATTCGAAACACTTCACCGGCACAGTTTCGTGCAGAATTTGAATGTGAGTTTCTTGGATCTGTTCTTACGCTTGTCAATCCTGCAAAATTGAAATCTATGGCGTATGTGAAACCCATACAAGAGAGAAACGATGGTCTAAAAATCTACGAGGAACCAAAAGAGGGTCACATGTATTTCATGGGTGTTGATGTGTCGCGTGGTAAAGAAATCGACTACCATGCCACGACGATTATTGACATGACAGAAACACCCTATCGTGTTGTTGCACAGTATCGAAACAATGACATACCACCGTTTTTGTTGCCCAACATGCTGTACCCAATGGCAAAAAGATACAATGATGCCTACATGATGATTGAGATCAATGACATCGGGCAAGAAATTTCAGATATTCTTCACAATGAAATGGAATATGAAAATCTTTTGACAACTTCTGTGCGAGGTCGAAAAGGACAAGTCATGGACGGTGGCTTTGGTAACTTTGATACCCAGCGTGGAATTCGTATGAGTCCAAAGGTGAAGCGTGTCGGTTGTGCCATGCTCAAAGAATTGATTGAAAATGACAAGGTGATTATTGAAGACTACCACATCATCAACGAACTTGCTTCCTTCGTTTCAAAAAAGCAATCCTATGAAGCAGAAGTGGGACACCACGATGATTTGGTCACCACTCTCATTCTTTTTGCGTGGTCTTCCACCCAGCCATACTTCAAAGACTTGACGGACATAAATATCCGTGACAAACTCTACAAACAAAAAATTGAAAAACTGGAGGAGGAGTTGATGCCCTTCGGATTCCTGAGTGACGCGGTTGAAGAGGAGACAAGATTCACCGATAGCGAAGGAACCGTCTGGAACGTAGTTGATGATGAGCCTCGCCTGTAATCACAAAATGACTAAATAATAGGCATACTAAGGAGATTCATCTATGGCATTTCAAGTCAGTCCCGGTGTTCAAATCAAGGAAATTGACCTTACTTCCATCATCCCTGCGGTTTCTACAACTCGGGCTGGTTTTGCAGGTGAGTTTAGTTGGGGCCCTGCTGAACAAATTACAACGGTCACAAGTCAAAACAACCTGAGAGAACGATTCAGCGATCCAAATAATTCAAACTATGTTAGTTGGTGGTCTGCTGCCAACTTCCTCGCATACAGCAACAATCTTCAAATTGTTCGGGTTCTTGGCACAGGTGCAAAGAACTCTGCCACAAGCGGCACAGGTGTCTTGGTCAAGAATTCTGAAGACTACGACACGAAGGATGCAGCAGGATCTCTTGGCAACAATACCTTTATTGGAAAGTTTGCTGGTGGTGAGTCTGGAGGATTTGATGGAACTCTGGGCAACTCTCTGAAAATTTCTGTTTTCAATCGCACAAACACTGATATCGAACTCGCTAGATTTGGATCACTCGGAGAAATTGGTGGAGGGGCAAACCCAAGTCTTACCGCTGGTAATGTTGCAGACAACTCTCCCGACGCATCTGCATCTACTTTCTACGCATCCTTGGTGAATCCTGTTGCAGACGGTTTCGGAAAAGGAAGTGTTGGTGCGACAAACACTGATTTGAATTTTACGAATTCAGGAACCACAATCGGTGATACGCTCACACTGACTGGCGGTTTGAGTGCCAGAACAATCACTGGATTCACCGCTGGTAGAGTTGGTGGAATTTCCTCGGCTGCTGTCTCTCTCGCAGATGGGGCGACCAAGGCAAACATCATTGTCAAGGACTTCACTGGTGACGGCACAAAGGGTACGATCACCGGTGCTACTCAATCAATTGGTAGAAAAGTCAAAGTGAATGTTGTTTTTGGTGTGACCACGGGCGTGCTTACTTCAACAATCACTGGAGTTTCGGGTGCAGCCGATGGTGCAACAATCGGAATCACAATTGAG